AACTAGGGTTAAACGCTCCCAAGTTTGTAGAAAGCACCATTTGATTGGGTTCAAGTATCGCTTTAACCTTTGGCGTTTTTAGGTTCAAGTATTACTTTAACTTCAAGTATTACTTTAAGGTTTAGTTAAAGTGTTACTTTAAGGGGGTATAAGGTGGATTCACGCCAAAAGTGGCAGAGTAGTAGTATTCCTTGCAAAGAATAAAGTAACGACTAAGGGGTTATAAAAAATAATAATTTAATACAGTTATATTTAAAATCAAGATTTAAAAAATATTCTGTAAACGACTAATAATAATAGACTTACAGGTTTTATATTAAAGTAAAATATGAACTCAAAAAAAACTAGACGACCAATCCAAAAAATAAGTAGTATTTTTGTTCAACTTTCTGTTAAATTATATGTATGCCAAGATATGATTATCAATGTTTAGAGTGTGATAAGGTGTTTGAAGTGATTCAAAAGATGACTGATGACCCTTTGGAAGTATGCTTATGTGAAAAGGAGCAATTCCTAGTAAAACGTCTTATTTCGTTACCTAAATTGGTCATTAAAGACGAAAATACGATGTCAGATAGCGATTTACGCAAAGAATTAGATATAGATTAGTGTTTGAATACTGTTCTTTAATCCAAAAAAAATGCTCGTTTGCTGGTAAGGAAAAGGGTATCACTTATTGTGGGTTACACACAGGATTACAGATACAAAACAGAATTGAATACATCAAGTCTTGTCCAAAGAAAAAATTTAAAAGGAGGTAGCTATGCCATACCATAAAGGTAAAAAAAAGAAAAAGAAGAAGATGAAAAAAGGTAAGAAAAAATGAAAGTAAAAGCTCCAAGAGGTTATCACTTTATGAAAAAGAAAGGTGGTAAATATTCATTAATGAAACATAGTGGTAAGTTTAAAAAGCATAAAGGAGCTTCTTTGTATGCAAACTTCCCAATACAGAAAAAACATAAATGAGCAAAAGCATATATAGTAAACCCAACGGTGCTGGTAAAGGCGACAAACCTAGACCTATGAGTATATCTAAAAAAGAATACGAGAAACGTTGGAATAAGATATTTGGTAAAAAAGAAAAGGAGAGAATCAATGTGGGAACTGTTCAAAGATAAAAACGAGTACAACGAAAAAAATATAATAGGTTTTCTTTCCTTTGCTCTGATGTGTGTTTTCGGTATCGTAGACCTAGCTATGGGTATTATTGGTATTGAGCTAATGGTAAACGATTATATTTACAACTCATTTGTTTGGGTAACATTAGGTTCTTTTGGAATCGCAGGAGCAGAAAAAGTCTATAAAAAATGAGACGCTCTCTCTTTACAAAACAAAAGCGCAAGACAAATGGTGCTAAAAAAACTCGACAAGGTTTAAGCCATAATACTAAATATGGCAGTAAACAATCTAAAAAATACTACAAGAAAAAATATAGAGGACAAGGTAAATGAAAACTGCATTGAAAAAAGTAAATCAAAAAGCAGCAATAGATTTGCTGATACATAACCCCAATCTATCTAAACAACAACTAGCTAATGAACTAGATGTAACAGAGCGTACAATACAGAACTGGTTTGCAGATGACCGTTTTGTTGATATGTATTATAAAAAATATATGGTAGAGTTTAATAGTCAGCTGCCAATGGTTTTAAATAGTATGGTTCGTGAAGCAGTTGAGGGTAATGTACAAGCTGGTAGGTTAGTCTTAGAACACTCAGGTAAACTCATCAAAAACATTAATGTTACTGTAGATAGTCCATTTGAGAAGTTTTTAAAGGCAGAAGAGATAGACTCTGCAGAAATTATAGATGCAGAAAGTGAAGAAGTTCAAGAAGCTGTAGAAGCACTTCCAGAAAGAAATCCAGAAAACGACAAACCTTTAGCCAGAAAAAAGAAAGAGATAAAAAGAGTTGAAGATATAAAAGCTAAAAAACCTAAAAGCAAAAAAAGTAAAGATAGAGCTAAAAGGTATCAATTATTACAAAGAGCTAAGAAAGTAGGATTAGAACCTTTGCCTAGTAGAAGACCAAGCAACTCAGAAAGAAGAAAGTGGATTGAAGAACTTATTGAAAGAGAAGAGTCTATGAAATCCCGTAATCTTCAGGCATAATATCATATTCTTCAAACATCTCTGACATTTCCATAGAAGTAATCATTAAATCTTTTGTATCTAAATATTCTTTCTTTGTAGATACTGGGGATATTTTTTGACAGATAAATCCTAAAAGTTCGTTATTAGCTTCTGCAAGTCTTTTAACTTGTATAACCATTTCTAATATTTCTTTTATTACTTTATCCATTTAAATCTAATTCTCTCATACCTAAACTACGAAATAGCTTGGTAAATCTTTCTTTAAAGTTTTTTTCTCCTCTTTCTTTGGCAGGTTTTAACATTTTTGTACTTTCAAAAATAGTATCAACTTCGTCTTGTGTATAAATCCATTTTCTTTGTGGGTTATCGCCCTCTCCAGTTAAATGAAACTTTGGATATTTCTCATCTAGTGTTGAGCCAACAGATATTCTCATTTTTTCTTTGTTTCTTTGCAACTTTATACTTTTTCTTAAATCTCCCATAAGTACAAGTATTTTATTTTTGTTTTTAAATTTTGAGTTTTTATATTTCTTATTTAGAGGTTCAAACTCTTGTTCTCCTGTTATATCAACACCTGTTCTAAATGTTGCTTTAACGTCTTTTAGTGCTTGTTTGCCTATTTCGTTTAAAAACCCTTGAAAAATAGCTTCTTCAATATTTTTTTTATTTGGTTTTTTTAAATTAAGATTGCTCAGTATCTCTAGCTTGACTTTCATCTATGACCACCTGTGATAAATTAACTTGTTTATTTTCTTCTATAATTCTTGAGGCGTCTTCAATGCTTAAGTCTTTATTTTCTGCAGCTAGTAACTGTGGCTGTGTAACAAGATTATGTTTCAGTTTATATTCATTTAGCATAATCTTATCTTGTGTAGTCATTGGATATTCTACTTCTGAGAAATCTACTTTAAATCTTTTAGGGTCTGGTAATCCTAAACTATTCATTTCAGATAAAGCATACTCTACTCTGTAGAAGTCGTGTTCATATTGACGATATAATTCTTTGTCATCGATAAAGTCTTCGTGGCGCTCGAGGTCTTTAATCATTAAAGAAATACCACTAGGTACTTCCCCTCCTGACTGAGCAAAGGTTACAAATAAGTGATTATTTAGCGCCACTAATTCTATTTGCCATTTAATATTTTCTATTACGTCTCTTACATTACCCTCTGGAGATACAATATCATAGTTTGTACCCTCTGGTAGTGTAAGAATTTCATCTGAACCACCTCTAACATTACTATTGTCTGATATAATACCAGTAACAACTGGCTGTCCAAACATTTGGAATCTAAGACCAAGTTGCATTTCTGTCATTGTAATATTAATATGTTCATTAGCAGAAACTAAGTCAGATGCTCCCTCAACAAAAAAAGAATCAAGTTGTTCTTCTCTGTGTGAAAAAACAAAAGGTAATACACCTAGATTGTGTTCTATTTCTTCTAAGATATTACCATTGTCATCAAATTTGATATGTGTATCTTTATCCCAATAAGCATACATTAATTCATCAGTATCTGATAAATCTGCGTGTCCGTGCATCATAGGATATACAATAGCTTCTGGTTTATAAGGGTTGTCTCCAAAATACGGCTCAAAATAATAAATAGGTCTATAATCAAATTTTTCATCTACGGTATCGTACATAACATAAGTAGCAGTTGTGCCTAACAATCTAGTCATACGCTCCATTTGTTTCATACGTGCATTTTTTACGCTAGTCAAATCATCATATTTTGCACTTACATTTCTTTTAGCACCAATCGTATAAATTTTAGACATACGATTAACAAACTTTTTAACAATGTTTGTGTTGTAGTGTGGTATTTCCTGAAATGCGTCAGATTTGAAATAATTTTCTATATATTGTTCAGTTAAAGAACCAGAGTAGTAATCTAAAAACTTTCTTACTTCTTCTCTTCTAGCTTTTGCTTGTTCTTCTTTGAAATTTGTTAGTGAATCTTGTATAATTTCTCTAGCTGTTAATACCATAAATGTTTCCTTTAACGTGATATTCTTCCAATGAAGTTACTTCTAATTGGAAATCTATTCAATATAAAATATCTAAAAGCATCGCAACCGTGTTCATAATATCCGTCCTTGATAGGATTATTAGAAATTGCCTTACCTTCTACGGCTTCTGGGAATCTATAATTCTCAAAATCTTCTGCAATACCAACACACTTAGTATCAACTTTGATTCTTCTTAGTCCGTCTGCATTTTCAAAAAATCCTCTGCAGTAACTCACACCAGATTGTATATCTCGTGATAGTCTGTCCATACGATATTCTACGTAAATTCCGTGTTGTCTTAAAATATGTATATCTCCTAGCCCAGATTGTCCTTGTACAAAGCTACCAGCAGGGTCTCCATAGTATGTAATGACTGGATACGGTTTTTCTTTAATTTTTACAGCAAGTTGTTCTGTAGATATATTTCTTTCGTGTATTATTTCATCGATAATATTTATGTGCCAATTACCCTCGTGTTTGTAAGTTTGAAACCATAGTACAGCAGGTAATCTGTACCCAAAGTCCATAGAGCAGTACGTTGGTAAATTTTCTTGATATGGAACATTTTCAACGTCAAGGTCTCTATCAAAAGGATAAACTCTACCCTCCATAGAAGTAAATTTAGCTGCAAATTCTTGCTCAAATAATTCTTTTACGCTCTAAAATAAAAGAGTCGTTCGCTCCCTCTGGAAAGGCATATTGATTTTCCCAACTAGGAGATTGATGTGAATACCATTGAGGGTCAGTTTGACCTAACAAGTACAAGTCGTATATCCAATTATAACCTTGAGGCGTTGTAATAAATATAGCTTTACCTTTTCTGTCTACTAATGTAGGAGATAAGTACATATCCCATATTCTTCTCGGCATTTTTGCTGCCTCGTCAATAATTAATAAATCTACACCCTCCCCTACTAAGGAATCTGGGTTTTCACAAGACATACCCTCTACAGTAGTACCCCATTTAAA